CCCCAGATACAAATACTGGGATGGAACTATTCGTCTTTACTCCCCTGGCACTGGTGAACTCTATGGCGGTTTGATGGAGCACCTTAAGGTGTGGGCACAAGAGCGTCAGTATACTATTGAATACGAAAAGAATGACTGGTATGGAGATGTTGAAGAGACAAATGATTTTGTGTCTCCTGCTGGTATCAAAACTTTTATGGACAAGATTGTCCGACCAGAAATCAAACCTCGCGACTATCAATACCGTGCTGTCTATGAAGCAGTAAAGTATAACCGTAAACTTTTACTTTCTCCTACGGGGAGTGGAAAATCTCTGATGATCTATTCCCTCGTCAGATACTATACTGCTACCAACAAGAAGACGCTCATCATCGTCCCTACTACGTCCTTGGTAGAACAGATGGTCAATGACTTTAATGACTACGGATGGAATGCCGATGATCATGTTCATAAGATTTACTCTGGTAAGGATAAGAATACTGATAAACCAATCATCATTTCTACCTGGCAATCTATCTATAAGTTTCCCAAGAGATATTTTGATGACATTGATTGTGTAATTGGTGATGAAGCACACCTCTTCAAGTCTAAGTCATTAACAGGCATTATGACAAAGCTTCATAATGCAAAATATAGATTTGGATTTACTGGCACTTTGGATGGCAGTAAGACTCACAAGTGGGTACTAGAAGGATTGTTTGGTGATTGTGAACGTGTAACTAAAACAGATGATCTGATTAAGTCTGGATATCTTAGCAAATTTAGGATCAAAGTGTTGCTATGTAAGCACGCTCCGCAATACTTTGAAAACTACCATGATGAAATTGATTATTTGGTTCAGCATCGTGGCAGAAATAATCTGATCAAAAACCTAGTCAAGGACTTGGAAGGCAACACTCTTGTGTTGTTCAACTATGTGGAGAAACACGGGGAACCACTTTACGATCTAATAAATAACACTATAGACCCCGAGCGGAAAATCTTTTTCGTTCATGGTGGGACTGATGTAGAAGACCGAGAAGAAGTCCGACAGATTACTGAGACTGAGAACAACGCTGTTATCATCGCCTCTTACGGAACCTTCTCAACTGGTATTAACATCAAACGACTTCATAATATTATCTTTGCATCCCCAAGCAAATCAAGAATTCGTAATCTCCAATCTATTGGACGTGTCCTCAGAAAAGGCGAAGGCAAAGACATTGCAACCTTATACGATATTGCTGATGATATCGGCGGACAAAACTATACACTCAAACATTTGAATGAAAGAGTAAACATTTACAATGAAGAGAACTTTAAGTATGAGGTTATAAAAGTAAACCTTAGAGCAAATTAAATATGGAAGAAGAATTCCTAGCGACTATAAAGTTAATTACAGGCGAAGAAATTATTTCAAAAGTTTCTTATCTACCAGATGAAGATAGTCTGATACTAGAAAACCCGATGGAAGTAAACCATGTAAATCAACAAAAGAAACAGGTAACAACCAACGGGTTTTTTCTAACAGAGTGGATTCACTCAACATTTGATCACTTCTTTGTTCTCAATAAGAATCACATTCTTACAATGACAGAAGTTGAAGATACTAGAATTGAGAACTACTACAATACATCTGTAGAAAAACATATCACACAACTCTCTTCAACGAGAGATGCTTTAGAACCTCAAAAGTTTTCTAGAAACATGGGTAACTTAGGTTCAGTAAAAGAAACTAAAAAGTTTCTAGAAGAGTTATTTAAAAGAAGCTAAAAGCTACAACCTCTCTTGAACCCTGACAGAGTTATTCTACTGAGTTTCTGAGGTCTTGTCAAGCGGTTGACATATGTTCGTCGTTAACTTATAATAATTGTACGAGAAAGCAAACCAAGTTAATGAAGAAGAAGACAGAGTATTACGTCAATAATAAAGAATTTTTGGAAGCAATCTCCATCTATCGTGCCCGCGTGATTAGGGCAAAGGAGTTAGGTAAACCGCGACCTCGTGTTACAAACTACCTAGGGGAATGCTTCCTGAAGATTGCAACACACTTATCATACAAACCAAACTTTGTCAACTACATGTTCCGTGAGGACATGATCTGTGATGGCATTGAAAACTGTCTTCAATACATTGATAACTTTGATCCAGAGAAATCAAAGAACCCGTTTGCTTACTTCACTCAAATCATCTACTACGCTTTCCTTCGTCGCATTCAGAAAGAAAAGAAACAGATGGAGATCAAGAACAAAATTCTTGAGCGTTCAGGTTATGACGAAGTGATGCACACTGACACATATGATGGTAGCATGGCTGGTATGAACGCTTCCTATTCTGATATGGGCAGCATCAAAGAAAACATTGAAATTAGGATGAACCGATGACGACTAGAACTTTTGTTGACAAGAACGGTAACACCTGGGAGTGGGATGAAACTAAAGAAACCCAGAAAGCAGTTGAGCGTCTTCATCAAACTATGAGACAGTTGAAAGCAGAAGACGATAAACTAGGTTATGACACAAATGGAAAGTGAGTATGAGTGGTTTGAAACCCCATATGGAAAATTCAGAGTTGCAGCGTCAAGGTTTGGAACGTGGAATAGCTTTGGTGAGGATGGTACGCCACTCATCACAGGACTTACGAGGGAAGTTGTCGTGGCGGGAACGAGATTCCACCTGGAAGGTGTCGCTACTAACTGGGCAAACTGTACAACTTCCCAGCAATTTGATGGAATCGTAGGAGGTAAATTATGAAAGAAACAGAATCATACGAACAACTTTTGGAAAGATTTCGTAAACGTACAAAACAACTTACTGCCAGGATGGACGAGTTGTTTGCATCTCATCAGGAGTATGTTAAACTGGAACGAGACATTGATCGTCTTGAGGGATCTATCCAAGCAGTGGAGTATCTTGCATACGGCAAACTGCCAGGTGATGGTAACCATGATGGCATGAAAGATCACAAACCTAGAGTATGAAAATTGCACTGATTACTGACCAGCACCTTGACGGAAGGAAAGGATCTCTGGCGTTTTGGGATTACTTCCAGAAGTTCTACGACAATATTTTCTTTCCCACTTTAGAGAAAGAAGGTATTACAACTGTCATTGACCTTGGCGATACATTTGATAATCGCAAGTCAATGGACTTTAATAATTTTCATCGTGTCAAAGTAAACTATTTTGATCGTCTGAAAGATTACAAGGTTCATATGTTGCTAGGTAATCACTGTACCTATTACAAGAATACCAATCGCATCAATTCTCCCGAACTTCTGCTAGAGCAGTATGATAACATCACAATCTACTCAGAACCAAAGCACATCAAACTCGGAAGCAAAAAGTTCCTCATGTTGCCTTGGATCAACAGGGAAAATTCTGAAGAGGTCTTGGGTCTACTTGAAACAAGTGAAGCAGAAATTTGTTGCGGTCATCTTGAACTCACGGGATTTGAGGTAACACCAGGAATGAAGATGGATCATGGCATGGATGCCAGTTTGTTCCATCGTTTCAAGCGTGTGTGGTCTGGACACTTCCATCACAAGTCAAAGAAAGGGAATGTTCAGTATCTCGGCAACCCCTATCAGATGTTCTGGAATGATTATAAAGACACTCGTGGATTCCATATCTACGATACTGAAAGTGACAAACTTAAGTTTGTCCAGAATCCCTACGAGATCTTTGAGAAGATCGTCTACGACGACACGATGGGGAACTACAACGAACTTGATGTGTCTGACTATAAAGACAAGTACATCAAAATCATCGTTAGTGAAAAACGAGACTACCAAATGTTTGAAACATTGGTTGATCGTCTTTACAACGTAGGCGTTCATGATGTCAAGATTGTTGAAACCCTAGTTGACACAGACATTGCTGATGATGTAGAATTAAACACAAAGGATACTTTGACTTTGCTTGGTGAATACATTGACGAGATTGAATTGCAGGTAGATAAAACCGACCTCAAAAAATTAATGCAATCTCTCTACATAGAATCATGCGAGGTAGTGTAAGTGCATGTTTATAATCACACTTAAAGATATACCATCTGGCGTATATTCTGTTTTTGACGAAAACGAAGATAGAATTATTCCTGTATTTGAAGACGAAGATGACGCTACACGTTATCTTCTTCAGTTGGAGGAAGATGATGAGACTCCAGAATTGGAAATCAATGGTGTTGATATAGATGCATTAGTTCATGCATGTATTGTTCAAGGGCAAAAGTATTCAATTATTTCTTCTGACGATTTTATTATCCCCCCACCTGATAGAGAATGATTATTTTTAAAAAGATCCGTTGGAAAAATTTTCTATCAACGGGCAATGTTTTTAGTGAAGTTGATCTGACATCAGCAAGAACTAATCTAATCGTTGGAACCAACGGAGCAGGTAAGAGCACCATTTTGGATGCTCTTACTTTTTCTCTGTTTGGCAAACCATTCCGTAAGATTAATAAACCGATGCTTGTGAATAGCATCAATGAAAAGGATTGTCTTACTGAGATTGAGTTTTCTATTGGTAAACTGGATTACAAAGTCATACGTGGAATCAAACCAAATAAGTTTGAGATCTATTGTAATGATCAATTGTGGAATCAAGAGAGCTCTCTTGTAGAACAACAAAAGAACTTTGAGCAGAACGTGCTCAAGATGAACTACAAATCTTTCACTCAGATTGTGGTGCTAGGTTCATCAACGTTTGTTCCATTTATGCGTTTGCCTTTGGCACAACGCCGTGAGATCATTGAAGACATCCTTGACATTCAAGTGTTCTCTACAATGAATATTCTTCTCAAGGATAAAGTTAGGGAGAACACTGAAGATCTTAGAGAAGTTGATTATCAAATTGATCTACTCAAAGACAAGATTGATATTCAAAAACAGAACATGCTCTCCTTACAGAAGAGAACTCAAGAAGAGATTGATCGTAAGCAAGAAAAGATTAACGAGTATAAAAAAACCGAACTCCAAGGTGCCGAAGATGTCACGGTTTTGACACAACAAATTGGTATTCTTAATGAAGAAATGAAAGAGTACCAAACTTCTAGTGAAAAGATCAAGAAGTTAAACACTTTTCTTATCAAAGTACAGGGTAAGTTAAACTCTTGTCAAAAAGAACATGAGTTCTTTGAGAAAAATCATGTGTGCCCTACCTGCACACAAGAACTTTCCGAAACACTTCGTAACGAAAAGATTGAAGAAGGTAAGACTAAATCTGATGAGATGCTTGTTGGATATAATGATATCCTTAAAGCAATTGGTGAAGAAGAAGTGAGGTTCAATAAATTTAGTGAACTATCTACTGAAGTTAATAACATTAACACCACCATTTCTCAGACTAACTTTCAGTTGATGACGATCCGTAAGCAAGTGGAATCACTGCAAGATGAGATCAAAGAACTTGAAGGTGAAAACGTTGATAAGAAAGCAGAGTTTGATAAACTGCAAACTCTTGTAAATGAAAAGAAAGAATTAAGCGGTCAGCATGTTACACTGAAACAGGACCGAGATGTCTTGACGACAGCAGGTCAACTCCTCAAAGACAATGGTATTAAGTCTAGAATTATCAAGACTTATCTTCCTACCATGAATAAGTTGATTAACGATTTCTTACAAAGAATGGAGTTTTATGTCAACTTTACTCTAA